TGGAGACTTAGCCCCTACAGGCTTACTATCCGGATCAGGTCAGTTAACAGATTTAAACTTTTTAGATAAATCTGACTCTAGATTAGATATAGATGACTACCTTACCGGTTCTTTAGGAGCTATTATCAGCCACTCAGCATTAGCCTTATTCTCTGGTTCAAGTCAAGTATCATTTACAGGAATAGGCTCTAAGCCATCAGGATTAGTATCAGGATCTGCTCAAGTATCATTCACAGGATTAGATAACATTCCATCCGACATAGTATCAGGATCAGTTATAAGGTCACTACCTTCTGATTTAGTATCTGGTTCATCACAAATATCATTCACAAATATAGGCTCTAAACCTTCTGGATTGATTTCTGGTTCAGGTCAGTTACCAACAGGATTAGTTTCCGGATCAAGTCAAGTATCCTTTGCCAGTATAGGTTCTAAACCAACAGGATTAGTTTCCGGTTCAGGTCAAGTATCATTTACAGGACTAGGTAATATACCAGCTGATATAGTATCCGGATCAGTAATACGAGAGTTACCTTCTGATCTAGTATCTGCTTCAGCACAAATATCATTTACAAATATAGGATCTAAACCAACAGGATTAGTATCTGGATCAAGTCAAGTATCCTTTGCTAGTATAGGATCTAAACCATCAGGGTTAGTATCTGGATCAAGTCAAGTATCCTTTGCCAGTATAGGTTCTAAACCATCTGGCCTTGTATCAGGATCAGGTCAAGTATCATTTACAGGGCTTGATAACATACCATCCGACATAGTATCCGGATCAGTTGTAAGAAGTTTACCTTCTGATTTAGTATCTGCTTCAGCACAAATATCATTTGCAAGCATAAGCTCTAAACCAACAGGATTAGTTTCTGCTTCTGGACAAATATCATATAGTTCTATTTCATCTCTACCAACGTTATTCGATGGTGATTATGATAGTCTATCAAGTAAGCCAACTTTATTTGACGGTACGTATGCTAGTCTATCAAGTAAACCTGCTTTAATATCAGGAGGAGCTCAAATTACATTTGGAGATATACCTTCCCTACCTACATTCATTACAGGATCAGCCCAAATTACAGACCTTGGATTTACTGGAGATTACACTCACCCTAATCACTCTGGGGATGTAACATCAGCTGGAGATGGAGCTACTACGATAGCTGCTAATAAAGTTACCCATGCTAAATACCAGCAAATAGCAACCGATACTATTATAGGTAGAACAGCATCAGGAACTGGAAATGTAACAGCATTAACAGCTGCAGAAGTAAGAGCTATTTTAAACGTTGCAAATGGTGCAACAGCTAATACAGGAGACATTACAGCAGTTACAGCAGGATCTGGTATGAGCGGTGGTGCTACATCTGGAGCTGCTACAGTAACATTAGGAGATCCAAGTACTTTAACTGCAGCAACCACTAACGGTACTACAGCTACATCACATACACATACTATAACAACTACAGATGACGGAACAGCTAGTACAATTGTAGCTACAGACGCTAATGGGGAAATATCAGCTGCTAACTTTAATACTACTTCTGATAAAAGATTAAAGTCTAATATCGAACCAATAAAAGAAGGTTTGGAAGTAATAAAAAAATTCGTATCTTATGAATACGAACTTAACGGTAAACAAGACGCTGGGTTTATTGCTCAAGAAGTACAAGAAGTATTACCTTACGCAGTACAAGAAAAATCAGATGGTTACTTAGGAATGAATAACAAACCAGTACTTGCTCATTTACATAAAGCTATATTAGAATTAGATCAAAGATTAACTGATATAGAAAACAAAATAGGATAATATGCCAGCACCAGGATCAGGTAAGATATACGAGTTTAATAGACTCGAAAGCGGAGGAATGGTAACCGCTATACAAGGCTGTAATATGACTACAGAGTATGATATCAATGCCAGCAACGATCCTCGAACTACATTTGGAACATATTACGCTATACATGCCGGAGCACAGAGCATTGCTAATATAGACACAAGTACAATATTTTATAGTGACTTTGGGACTGAATTTCCATTTGTTGGACAAGACGAATGGTACGGTGTTAGAGAATCAGGTTCAGCTGATGATGTAAAACCAGAAATAGTTGTACAGATAAATGACTCTGGAGAGGTATCCACTATCTTTACCTGTGCTCTACTAGGTAGATTCTCAGTATCTGGTAGTATACCTTACGTAGATTATTATGCAGGTTCTTTTACAATGTTTGAATCAGGAGCAATAGCAGCAGGTTCAGCATCAGAGGGAGGAATAAAAAGAACAGCTGCTAATAGAGGAGATTATACATCTATAGAAGGAGCAGTATCTGAATCGTGTTTTGATTTTGGTATAGTATTTTCCGGCAGTAACTTTAATGAATTTATTTCTCAATCTATACCAGAAGGTTTTGATGAAACAATCACCGGGGAAATAATTACAGACCCATCAACACAAATTTCAAGTTCACTACAATTTCAAGGTTACCCACTAGGAGGATTTACAGGTAGTGGAATGGGTAGTGAGTAAAACTAAACATAATGACAGAACCAATTTGGACTTACGACGGTAAATTAATTACCGAAATATCCGATATGCCAGAAGGAACTTACGGATTTATATACGAAGTAACACATTTAGAAACTAAACAGAAGTATATTGGAAAAAAAGTTTTGTTTTTTGAAAGAAACAAAAGACTAGGAAAAAAAGCTTTAGAAGCTTTAAGACTAGAAAGAAAAGCAAAAGGAATCGGAGGAAGAACTCCTGCTAAACAAAAAGTAATAACCGAATCAGATTGGTTATCTTACTTTGGATCTCATCTAAAAATAAAAGAACTACTAAAAAGAGATGGTCCGTTAGCATTTTCTAAAAAAATTATTCAGTACGTACCTAATAAAAAGCAGCTAACATATTTTGAATGTAAGCACCTATTTATAAATGAAGTACTAGACTCTAGAAATAACTATATTAATGATAATATTCTAGGTAAGTTTTATAGAAAAGACTTCAACTTATGAAATTAAGAGATATAATTTTAAAAGAGAATAACGATTCATGTCCTGCAGCAACTCAAGACTTGATGTTAAATACTAAGAATAGAGATGCTTCTATAAAAGCAGAACATATTCAATACGGTCCACTAAATGTAAGTGAACCTGGTAGCTTTTGGAAAGACATCGCTAAATACTGGAATACTTCAGAAAAAGCAGCAAGACTATCTAACTGTAGTAACTGTGTAGCGTTTGATATATCTCCTAGAATGGAAGTGTGCATGCCTGGAGTTACTTCAGATGAAGATGGTAAGCTAGGTTACTGTTGGATGCACCACTTTAAATGTCACTCAGCCAGAAGTTGCAGAACATGGGCTAAAGGAGGACCAATAAATAAAGACTCTGTATCCCAGGAATGGCAACAGAGAAGTGAACAAAATTAATATTATGATTAAATTAAAGAACATTATCGGATACCCATCTTTAAAGTACCACTTAGACAATAAACTCTCTTTACATGAGCATGTCTACCGTTATAGCTCGGATGCCTTTATACAATTATTCAAAGAAGCGAGAGAAGCTCTTAGAGACGAAGCAATTGAATTAGAGGAAACTGATAAAGATCTTTTAGAAACAACAGATATAGGTGAATACGGTGACTATAATGGATTAAAAGTTCCATTAGACTTACCTATGGTATCATCTAATTATAATCCTCTGTTCGAAATAGGTAACGTTATCGATGAAATGATCGAAAATGAAGACCTAATCGACGAAGCAGCTTCTATAGACGAGATGATAGACTTTGATATGATCAAAGAACTAGTAGAGTCAATAGGGGGTAACATAAACATGGACAAATTAAGAAAAGCAGTTTCAATACAAAACGAAAGTTTTGACTATAATGGCTTTGAAATGCTTAAAGCGTCAGTTGATTACATACCCGAAGCTGATTACAGAGGTAAAAAGGTTGCTCTTAACAAACCTAAAAGAGGTGGAAGTAAAAAATTCTACGTCTACGTTAAGTCAAAGAAAGGAAATGTGAAGAAAGTATCTTTTGGAGATACTGGCCTTTCAGTTAAGTTTAAAAAGAAAGGTGCAAGAGCATCTTTTGCTGCACGTCATAAATGTGCAACTAAGAAAGATAAAACAAAAGCAGGTTATTGGTCTTGTAATATAGGCCGTTATTGGAAATCATTAGGTGGATCATCAAACTTCTCAGGATACTGGTAGACCTTACTCTGAACTTACAGAAGAAGGTTATGTTATAAGAGAGTTCTCTAGTAGTACTTCATCATTTGAATTAGTATGGCATAGAGATAAAGAAGATAGGTATGTTCAAGCCATAGGTAAAACGGACTGGGAGTTTCAACTAGACAACCAAATACCTCAAGTATTATCAGAAAACAAACTATTTATACCTAAAGAGACGTATCACCGTCTTATTAAAGGCTCTGGTAAATTAAAAGTTAAAATATATAAACTATGAAAACTAGAGACGATGAATGTGAATGCGGTAACTGCGGATGTGGTAACGGTTAAGTAAAATGAAACTATTAAATATTATTCTTAGCGAACGTTTAAAAGTAAACAATATTAGTATTAACTATACTAATTATGGAGATTTATATAGCGTTGTTGTAAATGGTGATAAGGTAGATAGAGACGAAGGTACTAAGTTAGTACATAAGTTAACTAAACTAGAAGTACCTTATTCATATGATGTTCAAGTAGTCGATGATATTTTAAATAAATTAAGTGATAAAGGTATTGAGGCTGACTCGTACGAAATGGATATAGATTAAAATTATGAAGTTATCAAAAATTATATTAGAGAAGAAAAAGATTGTACATCAATCAGAGTTAAATTTATCTGATAAAGATATTTCTAACCTTGCTGAAGCAATCTCAAGTAAGCTAGATGACTATCTTGATGTAGAGAATAAAGAACTACTTAACCAAACGGTTAAAGCAGCTATAGAGGAACTTACCATCTAATTAGTTGCATAGTCGAATAAAAGTTCTTATCTTATAGTAAAGATAACGGACTGGGTTATGGACTATACTTTCCTTTTAGGATCAATTGAAAATTTATTGGGCAAAAGCCACAAGAAGGCTAGAGGCAATCACGCTTTTCATTGTCCTTTCTGTAATCATAGGAAGCCAAAGCTAGAAATCAACATGGCTACTAATGAAAATGGAAAGAATCCATGGGAATGTTGGGTATGTGAAACTAAAGGTACAACTATAAGATCTTTATTATTTCAGCTCAAAACACCCAAAGCTCAATCAAATGAAATATTAAAATACCTACCAAAAGGATCACAAATAGAGTATAAGGGGATATCTATATTAGAGATACCTAAAGAGTATCAGCTACTATCTGATGCCTCTACAACATCAGTTATTGCTAACAATGTAAAGAAGTATTTATATGAACGAGGACTTTGCGACAATGATTTTATTAAATACCAAATTGGGTACTGCACATCTGGAGACTATGGAGGACGAATTATTATACCAAGTTATTCTGAATCCAATCAACTCAATTTTTTTATTGCAAGAACTTACGATGGAAACTACTTCAAATACAAGAATCCTGAAGTATCTAAAGACATAGTCTTTTTCGAAAACCTTATTAACTGGAATGCTCCTATAGTAATATGTGAAGGAGTATTTGATGCAATGGCTATAAGACGTAATGCTATACCTTTATTAGGTAAAAATATGGCGCAATCGTTATACAAGAAAATATTAATGAGCTCAACATCCGACGTATATGTTGCTCTAGATTCAGATGCTAGAAATAGAGCTCTACAAATATCAGAAAAATTACTTAACCAAGGTAAGCGAGTTTACCTAGTAGAGATGAAAGAAAAAGACCCTTCCGAAATGGGTTTTACATCATTTACTAAACATATCCAATCAGCACAAGAGTTAGACTTATCTAGTCTTATGGTGCACAAATTAGATCTATGATCAAACAAGGAATGAACATTCTAGAACAGAATGAGAAAAAGAGACTGGATTTCAATCCAGAATTAAAACAGATAAACTTTCTCGATAGGAGAGTTTACAAGAGAAGCGAAGGAGTATATTACCCGTCCGTAACTACAATACTCCAATATATGCCCAAGAATAAGTTTTTCGAGTCATGGCTCAAAGACGTTGGGCATAGCGCTGATCTTATTATGAGACGAGCAGGTAAAGAAGGTACTCAAGTACATGAAGCTGCTGAGAAGTTAGTAGAAGGAGAAGAGATCTCCTGGATGGATGATTACGGCAATGCAAAGTACTCTCAAATAGTATGGGAGATGATACTAAAATTTGCAGAGTTTTGGAAAGAATATAAACCAGAACTTATATCATCAGAGCAGTTTGTATGGTCAGACAAATATAAGTATGCAGGAACTGCTGATATTGTTTGTAAAATGAATGATGAAATATGGTTATTAGATCTTAAAACGTCTAATAGTATACATAAGTCATATGATTTACAATTAGCTTCCTATGCTAAAGGATTAGAAGAGAGTCGAGGAGTTAAAATAGAAAGAACCGGTATTATATGGTTAAAAGCTAAATGTAGAGGACCTAGTAAGCAGAAAGGAGTAATGCAAGGTAAAGGATGGAAGGTATTGCAGATAGATGAAATAGAGAAAAACTTTAAGTTATTTCAAAACATCTATGAGTTATATCAACTAGAGAATCCTAATACTGAACCAATTTATAATAGTTACCCTACTACTATAAAAGTTTAACTATTTATAATAAACCATTTATATGAAAAAGATAACATTTATACTTGCCCTGTTTTTAGTAACAAGCTGTGCTAACTTTAAACTAGCCACGCTTAATCATTCTCCTATAGCTACCCAGGAAGGTATATTAGTAGATGTTATCGATAGTGAATTATCACTATATAGAAAGTTTGACAGAGATAGTAAGTTTAGATGGAATTACTCACAGTTTGCTAAGAATCAAGATTTACGTTGGTATTATTCTTTTTATAATCAGAATAACCTATGGAGATATAATAGAAATGTTACTCCTTGGGACTTATATGTAAACAGATATGATTACTGGTTTAACTGGAACTATAATTTTGGTTTTAGTACATTCAATCATTGGGATCCATTTAGATTTAAACAATGGGGATGGAATAGCTACGATCCATACTATAGTAACTATCACATATGGAATAGACCTTCTATGGCTCATATGAATAGATACAGACAAAGTATTCAAATAGATATCAAAGATAGAGAAATTAAAAATAGAGTTAGATCTAGAGCTATCGTTAATAGTAACAATAACGTTAGAATATATAACAGACCTGAAATAACAGAAGACAAACTTAGACGATCTGTAAACATACTCAAAGGCGAAAATAAAAATATAATAATAAGAGAATATAATAATCCTAATAAGTTTAACAATGATAAAACTATCAAACTTAATCCTAGAAGCTACGGAAGGCCCGAAGGCAATAGTAATGGCGGGAGGAGCTGGAGCAGGGAAGTCGTACCTCCTCAACCAGTTAAATCTAGATTCACTGCACCTAGTCAACCCAGACAAGTATATAGAGGATCCGGATCACCCAGCGTACCAAAAACTAACACCGGGAACATTCGCAGCGGACAAGGAAGCAGCAGAGTTAATATCAAATAGACAATCATTTGTTTGGGACACTACTCTGTCCAACCCTAAGAAAGTAAAAGAAATGCTTGCTTCCAAGTATAAGGTATATATCGTTATGGTATATACTCATCCAATGCAAGCTTATATATCTAACTTTCAAAGAGAAAGAAATGTACCTGCATCTGCAGTATTTCAAACTTGGAGCAAAGTTTACCAATTGATAGATGATTATATTAAAATGACGAAAGGAAATTTTTCTTTATTTGTTAATATAAGAAAAGAATTTAAAGATGATATAAAAGCATTTGATACAGCAGCTAAAAACGGTAAAGAAGGGATAAAAGACTATTTAAGTAAATATTCTGAAGCAAATAACATAACGGGTTCAAGTTTTAGATCCCCTATAGAACTTTCTGCTGAGATACAGCAAGAGTTTGAAAAAGCTACTGACCATATGGATTATGATAGAGATAATTACGGTGAAGATAGAGGGCTTAAGAAATACTTCAGCGACTGGTATGAGAAGAATGGAGCTGGACCTGGTGATGATAAGATGATTAAAAAGCTTAAGAGTATAAGAAAAGCTAAAGAAACCTCAGCTATAAAATACGATGCTGTATTAGAAACTATAGCAGAGCTCTTATACAGTCCTATCTTTACTCAAAAGCTAGTTAGTAGTTCACCAAGAGAAATAGATCAAAAATTACAAGATTTTCTAGCATGATAGCACTTTATCCTGGAGCATATAAACCACCTCACAGTGGACATTTTGAAATAGCATCAAGCTTATTGAAAGGCATGCAGGGTAGAGTTTATAGTATAGATAATTATAAAGAAGCAGGACCATCTGCTTTATCTAAAGATTCTGATACTTCAGTTAAGGTAGATAAGGTCATAGTATTCATTGGAGCAGGAGAAAGAAATGGAATTACTCAATCTCAATCAGAAGCAATATGGAAAATATACCAAAATTATATTCCTAATCTAGAGATTGTATCCAGTGTAAAGAATCCTATGATTGAAGCTAGAGATTATGCAGCAGCTAATCCTAAAGAAGAGTTTTATGCTATAACTGGAATAAGAGGAGAAGAAGATTTTGTTGACTTAAGAAGAATATCAACGTTTAAAAAAACACCTAATGTAAAAGGTTTAGCAGTTACGTCAAAAGATAATAGTGAAGTTAGAGCAACTAATTTTAGAAAAGCTATTTTAAGCGGTAACTTAGACATAATAAGAGACTTTTTTCCTAAAGAAGTTTCATCAGAAGAAATTTTAAAAATATTGAATATGTTAAAATCAACAATCGTATCTGAGCAAATGAAAGAAAAATTACAGGATGTACTTGAAGAGATCTTTGTTGCTGAAGAAGAAACTATAAAAGAAAGCTCAGGAACACCAGTATCTCCTCAATCAATGATTAGGTCTAAAGACAAAGCTCACTTGATTACTTTGTATAAAAGAATCCAAGGTCAAATTGGTAGTGAGAATGTTAAAGTAAAATTTATGCAAGATCACATTAGAATTACTGTAGAAGATGAATACAGCAGTCCTAGTTTTGACTATACTCCATTTATGGGTTCTATATTAGAGTATATGCTAGATCAAAAAATGAACATTACTCCTCTACCTGAAATTAAACTCAAGAGAGATTTAGGAGAAGCAGCTAGCGTATTTGGTAGAACAGCTTACTATAATCCTGAAATAAAAGAAGTAGTTTTATATACCGAAGGTAGACACCCTAAGGACGTATTAAGATCTTTTACTCATGAAATGGTTCACCATATACAAAATATTGAAGGAAGGTTAAAAACATACGGTACTACTAATACAAATGAAGACGAAGACTTAGTAGAGATAGAAAAAGAAGCCTATACAGTAGGTAATATAACTTTCCGTAACTGGGAAGATGGAATTAAAAATAAATAAAGGTTATGAAAAATAGTATTGTAGAATTATTGGATGCATATCCAATTAAAGAAGAAAAAGTAAAACCGCCATATAAAATATATTGTGATATGGATGGAGTGTTAACAAACTTTGAAGGAAGATTTGAACACTTTACTGGTAAACATCCTCAAGAGTATGAAAAAGAGTTTGGAGTTAAACAATTTTGGCACCTTATAGATGTCAAGGTAGGAGTAAGATTCTGGATAGGAATGGACTGGATGCCTAGAGGAAAAGAACTATGGAATTTTATACAACCATATAATCCAGACTTATTAACATCTCCTTCTAGAGATAATGCTTCTAGACTAGGTAAACAACTTTGGGCTAAAAATAATCTTAATCCTAAACCTAAAGTTATAATGGCATATTCAAAAGATAAACAAAGATATGCAAACGAAAATAGTATATTAATAGACGATAAACCATCTAATATAGATGAATGGAAAGCAGCTGGAGGAATTGCCTTCAAAGTAAAAAAAGGAGATATAACAGAAGCAATAAACGGTTTAAAAGAGTTAGGTTATGAGTAAAGAAACATTACTGAAAAAAGATTTTAAAGAAAGTGATATAAAGAGAGTAAGAAATTTAGTTAATAAAGACTTTAACTCCAGTACTAAAATACAATCAGGTTATAGAAAAACTCTAAGTAGACATAAAGAAGGAGAGATTTGGGAAGAAAGCGGTAAGCAATGGACCATTAAAAACGGAGTTAGACAGAATATTACTAAACTAGACGATGCTAAGAAAGCATTAAGAATGCCTCTAAGGTGCCCTAAGTGTAATGGTTCAATGGAACATTGGTTAGCTAAGAAAATGTATAAGATACATGGATTCTGTTTTGACCCCTGTACCGTAGAATATGAAGATTCTCTTAAACAAGCTGGCTTATATGAAGCCTATGAAAAGAAAATGATTCACGGTAATGCAAAAGAATTTGTCGACGATATAGAAAGATGGATACTGGACTCTGTTAACGACAGCCATACCTTTGTTACTGAACAAGGAGTTGTAGAAGATTGGGGCGGTATGAATAAAGAGACTAGAGAAAAGATACTTAAAGATCTTAAAGATTTTACTACTACCATGCGTAAGCATATTAGTTGATATTTATAATAAAACACATTGTGACTCAAAAAGATATTTTAGAATCAGTACTCAAGGAAATTAAGCATATAAAAGGTCATATGCCTAATGGTGAATTGAAACAAATGCAAGCAGATATGTCGGATTTAAAAGAAGATATTTCAGAAATGAAATACTCTATACTTAATCCTGATAACGGAGTTATAGTGAACACTAACAAGAATACAGAATATAGAACACTTCTTCAAGCTAATCAAAAAGACTTTGAAGCTAAATTAGCAGAAGTAGAATCTATTAAGCTCTGGAAAGAAGGAGTTACTAGAGCACTTTGGATTATATTCGGTATAATAGCTGCAATCATAATAAGAATGTTTATGATGCATGCTGAAGGATAAATAAACAAAACAATGCCAGCAAAATTAAAACCTTCTTCTAAGAAGTACGTAAGAGACGCTAAAGGTAAGATGACCAAAAAATGGACTTGGGAACACTACACACCAGCCATGACATCTACCGATAACCTTAAGAAATTTTTAGAAGATTCAAGTTATAAAAGAAAAAGAAGTATTATAGAAAGGGAATTAGCTAAAAGAGCATGAACTATCTAACTTTAGCCCAACTTATAGGAGAGATCATAACTGATTCTAAAATTATTTGTGATAGCTGTGGATGGAGTTGGAACAAAGAAGACGGAGGAGATGATTTATATATGTGTCATAAATGTGACCATAATAATACACCTACTGCTCTTGAAAACTTCAAAGACGGTAAAAAGAAAGGTAAATCAAGACCAGGCAGAGTTAAAAAGTCAGGAGCTAGCTGTAACGGTTCAGTTACTGACCTAAGAAAGAAAGCAAAGAATGCATCTGGGGAAAAAGCTAAGATGTACCATTGGTGCGCTAATATGAAGGGCGGAAAGAAGAAATAGTAATAAGAATCTATTTATTTATATACGTATATTATGACATATCAAGAACTTAAAGATCGATTATCTAAATGCGAATACACTCTTACATGTATAAAAGACGGTACTTTAAAAGATACAAACCAGAAAACTGTGAAGAAATTAGAATTATTAAAGGAGTCTCTTAGAAGTAAAATTGAAGAGATAGAAGATAAAGGAATGGTAGTGACTAGAGACTCAGAAGAAGCTGAGAAATTAGCTAAAAAAGGAGTCAATGTAAATTTACAGACGGAGGGTCCACATCAAACAACTTATATTAAAGTATCTAAAAACAACTATAAGAAAGCTATACAGATAATAGATCAAAATATAGACAGTGAATATGTAAATACTGATATAGTTGATGATGATGGAGACGGTAATGTAATTGTATATTTTAATTTTACACCAGCAATGACTGGTCATCCACACTATAATCCGGATGTAGATCCAGCAGAGTTTATATACGACTTATCTATGGACTTAGAAGCTAACGGTATTTCTATTGTAGATAAAAGTCATGATGTAGACGAAACAGCACAAGCTTTATCTAAAAAGAATTTCTCTGATCATCATAAAGATAATAAAAACGTAGATGAAACTGATATTAACGACCCAGTTCTTATGAAACTAAGAGCATTACAGTCTAAATTAAGAAGAAAGAAAGCAGTCAGAAAGACTGGAGGAGATAGTAAAT